ATTAAATGGTGGAGTGTATGCGGATACGGTAGTACTGGTAGACGGGAAGTTACCAGATAATAAGAAAGCAAAGAGAGTTGGGCTGGCTCAGCAATTGCTTCATGAAGAAATGGTAGAGGCCCAGTATGACTAACACACTACCGAAGGCGGTGCAAGCCGTTAAATAGGATTTTCCTTATGAAGAAGTCATTAATTTTATTAGCCGCGTTACCTTGTGTAGCCCTGGCTAATGTACCTATTATGGGTACAGTAGAAAGTAAATGCGTGATACAAACCGATACCACAGGTGTTTATGGTAACCCTAGTCCAAGTGAGCTGAGTACAAGTGGAACTGCCGGAGGCGTACAGCCTGTGGTTCGTTATGACATTTTAGCAGCAGATCACTACAAAGCTGTACTCTCTTATCCTAACTCATTCTCATCTAGCCCTGAGCTACCTGATGTTGTGAATTGGACAGGAGACGTTACTGTAGGTCAAACTTCAGATGCAGGTATGTCAGCATTTGAATCAGCTAAACTTGAATACAACAATACTGTTGAATTCGATCTTACAATTGCTGGTAGCGTTTGGTTTAATGTAGATTCTACAGCAGACTACGGATACGATAAGTCGTTTCCGGCGGGAGACTACACTGCAATGGTATTGGCAGAATGTATCGCTCAGTAATAGCACTTTTATTGCTTTTGGGTGAGTACGCAAGTGCTCACCAATTTACTCCTACATATCCTACTTTAAGACAGGCATATGTTAGTGATGTAATGGTAATGAATATGAGTCTTTTTAATAGTCGTAAAGAAATTGAATGGTACTCGATTAATGTTTTTGATAAAAACTGGAATAGCATAGCTTTTGCGAGTACGGACAAACTGATTAATCTTGGTTACTTAGAAAGAAAAAACATAGAAGTATACATACGAACGCGAGACAAAGACAGAGTAGCTTATATCTGCTCTAAATCCAAGACTCTTGCAACCGTAAAGAACCCTTCTATCATAACCTCAAGAATTTGTTCAAAGGTCAAGAATGAAGTATTTAATAACAACAATCTTACTACTGGCTAGTAGTTTAGTACTAGCTGATTCAAGCTCTATGAATCTTAACTTGCCTACCTCCCACAGAGTTACGCATCAGATAGAATTAGGGCAGGGCAGTTAGACTGCCAAAATGCGATTGGTTCAGCAACCAACGTAGAGTTTGGTGTTGTAGGGTTTATTGATAATCAATATCAGAACCCCTATGACAGTCCCTATGACGCAACATTTAGTAACTCCACTGTGAGAGATAGCGACATAGGTGTGTATGCAAAAATAACTATACCAATTGGTGCCCCAAAAGAGCGTATCAATTGTAATACCCTTTATCAGTTAGAACTAGAAAAGAAACGCATGGAAGTAATGAAATTAAAACAAGAGATTGCTAATCTCAGGAGTTTACAGTTCGCTAAGGAAGATTAATGGCAGAGTTTGAAATTGGAGGAATGACGTTTAAAGGCGGTAAGATGATGGTAATGCTTACAGCCCTATCTACTCTAGGCGGTGCAGCCTGGGCAGGTTTTGAGTTTTACGCAGATTATATGGATATGAAAGAAATTGTCCAGAATATTGATACAGATGCTATAGCAGCACGCAATCTCCAAATAGAACAAAAGCTCGATGATGCTATTGAATATACACGAGATATTAAAACTGGGTTGCGAGATGATATACTCTCAATCGAGAAGCAAGCAGATCGCGCAGAAGATAAAGTCCGTGCTATGGAAACCGAAGTACGAGACATGATCGACAAAGCAAGCCAACGTTTTGAAACTAAGCGTGACTCCATGAAAGCAGACTCCGAGCAAGACATGGAAGATCTAGAAGATCGACTAGAAAAGAAACTCCAGAGAGCACTCGATAATCCACTTTCTGACTAACCTGAGAAAAAAATCTCTTGACAACCAACCTCTATTTGAGTATAATTTGAAACATGGCAAAAGAACTAACTACAATTAGTCCTGAGGGACTGGAGATAGCGAATAGTTATCTCCAATACGGAAATATTCGGGGTGTATGCGAATATCTTCAAGTATCTGAACAACAGGTAGTAGATGTACTGAATAAACGTGAAGTAAAGAAGTACATTGACACAGTGTACTTAGACCTGGGTTACCGTAATAAGAATAACATCGGCTCCCTGTTAGACGAGATGATCGCATCCAAGCTAGAAGAAGCTCAGGAATCTGGTGTATACTCCAGCAAGGATTTAGCAGATCTGTTACAGATGGCACATAAAATGCGTATTGACGAGATTAAGGCACAGACCGATCTCGCCAAAGCCGAAGGAAGCACTATTAAGAACCAGACTAATGTACAGATCAATGATTCTGTACCTTTCGGTCAAGGTAATTATGGTAAGCTTATGGATAAACTACTAAATGGAACAGAATGAGAAAATCAATGATCTTGAAAAAGGTCTTTACGCACATGAAGTACAGTGTGACGAACGCTGGAGAACTTGCTTTCAGAGACTAGAAGATCTGGAGTCTGGACTAATGCGTATAGATTCTCGCATGATGGCCATGGGCGGAACCATAATCATGTTTTTAGCGGGTGTACTGGTGACTTTACTCACCAAGATATAGGAGAAATTTATGCCAAAAGGTAAAGGAACATACGGATCAACAGTCGGTCGACCAAAGAAGAAGAAGCCGAAGAAGAGAGGCAAATAAGATGATTTTTGAGAAACGCGGAAAGTGGTGTTATAGAAACGATGACGGTAGATTGTTTAAGTTCTCAACAGAAGAAGAGGCCAAAAAAGCCGCAGGCTGGGTTCCTCCAGTAGAGGAGATTTTAGATGGCAGCGAAGAAGAAGAGGAAGACTGCGAAGAAGAAGCCAGTACCGACGAATAAAAGGCTTTATGCTTCTGTAAAAGCTTCAACAAAAAGAAAATTTAAGGTATACCCTTCAGCGTATGCAAATGCCTTTCTAGTGAAAGAGTATAAACGCAGAGGCGGTAAGTACCGAATGGGAGTCAAGAAATGAGTCTCAAGAAATGGTTTAAGGAAGAATGGGTAGACATCTCCCGTCCAAAGAAAGGCGGAGGCTATGCCAAGTGTGGTAGAAGCAAAGCAAAGAAAGGCAAATACCCAAAGTGTGTTCCAAAAGCTAAAGCAGCTCGTATGACCGCAGCACAGAAGAAGTCTGCAATAAGTCGTAAGAGAAAGGCAGGAAATCCAGGCGGTAAACCTACTATGGTTAAAACGTTCGTGAAAAAGAAGCGTAAAGCTACTATGAAGCGAAGAAAGAAGTAAAAAAAGTGTTAAGTTACACTTTTCAGATAGGCCCACATCCCAAGCAATTACGGACTAAATTCATACAACGGGCAAAGAAACGGAGAAACAGATGAAGTATTTAGTTATAGTATCCGCACTACTACTCGGAGCTTGTGGAACCATGAATGCAGCCATTGATGGCACGCAGGCAATGGTAAACAATACTCTAGGCGGAGTAGGTAACACAGTTGCAGATATTGCAGTAGCCGCAGGACAAGACGTCAAAGGTGCCGTCGACTCAGGCAAGCAAGAAAAGGAGTAAACTTTATGCCAGCAAAGCGAAAAACGAAAAAGAAAGACTCAAGACTGAAACGGGCAGGCGTTAGTGGTTATAATAAACCAAAACGTACTCCAGGCCACGCCAAGAAGTCTCATATCGTTGTAGCTAGAGCTGGTGGTAAAGTGAAGACAATTCGTTTCGGCCAGCAGGGAGCTAAAACGGCAGGGAAGCCGAAGGCTGGAGAATCAGCAGCCGCCAAAGCGAAGCGTAAAAGTTTTAAAGCACGACACGCCAAGAATATCGCTAAGGGTAAAATGTCCGCAGCATATTGGGCGGATAAAGTAAAATGGTAGATAATAACAAGTTTCATCCAGCAGACACTAATGGTGACGGACACGTATCCGACGCTGAACAAGCAATGTACCTTGAAGCAAAGCGCAAAGAGTTAGAAGACGCAGATGCTATGCGAGATGCGCAGAGAAACATGGCTTGGTTTGCACTTGGCGGTATGTTACTTTATCCCTTCGCCGTAGTAGCCGCAGAATTATTAGGGCTGTCTAACGCTTCAAGTACTTTAGGGAGCATGGCTCCTACCTACTTCGTTTCCGTTGCAGCTATTGTAGCGGCATTTTATGCCAAGGAAGCAGTAGGGAGTAAGAAGTAATGGAAATGGTTTTAGATTTAGCAATGACGTTCTGGCAGTGGACAATACTCAGTGTATTGGTACTTATTGGATTTGTAGTAAACAAGGTAGATAAAAAAGAAGAAACACTAGTAGGCTTTACTTATGCTAGTATGCCTGTAATGTCTCCGTTGCCCATTGCAACAAAAGATAAAGGATTTTGGAAAGGTATCCTAATGTGGTTAATGGGTACACGTAAGTGGAAAATTGAACAAGATTTTAACTATACTCTTAACGATGTAGAGTACAAGATTCCTGCGGGCTTTGAGTTTGATGGAGCATCTGTTCCTAAGTTTCTCGCAACTTTCCTCTCACCAGTAGGTGTACTTCTTATGGGTGGTTTAGTTCATGACTATGGTTATAAATTTGCTACTCTTATGAAGAGAGACGGAAGCAACATTGGCTATCACGATCAGAAACACATGGACGGTTTGTTCCGTGACATCTGTATTGAAGTAAATGGTTTCAGAGTTCTTAACTATCTAGCATACTGGTCACTGCGTCTAGCAGGATTCGTAGCCTGGAATGGTCATAAAAAGAGAGGTACTCAGTGTGAAATGGATTAAAGCAGCAATGAAAGAACGCACATCTTGGGATGGTGCAATGTTAATAGCAGTCTGTGGTTCGGTTATACTTTTCGGTGGTTTAGCAAAACTACTAGCATGGGTAGGCTTGGGTTACGGTATCTGGACACTAGTTAAAAAAGAAGATTAATATGACAGTAGAAGTAAGTCGCAGGGATATTATCTCTGATGAAATAGTTGAATTAGGATCTGAGGCAAGGTTTCTTAAACTTCCAATAGCTCCGTACATGGAGTTATTGAATGTCACTCCGTTACCCTCGCAGATAGCAATTATCAATGCGGTTAACGACCCAAAGTATCGTTTTATCTCTGCCGCTGTCTCTCGGCGGCAGGGAAAAACGTACATAGCCAACATCATTGGACAGCTCGTGTCCTTGGTTCCTGGCTCTAACATTTTAATCATGTCCCCTAACTACTCCTTGTCTCAGATTTCTTTCGACCTTCAGAGAAATCTAATTAAGCATTTTGATTTAGAGGTTACAAAAGATAACGCCAAGGATAAAGTTATCGAAATCTCTAACGGGTCTACCGTAAGAATGGGTTCTGTTAATCAGGTCGATTCTTGTGTAGGTAGATCTTATGACCTTATCATCTTTGATGAGGCCGCACTCGCTGACGGCAAGGATGCCTTCAACGTTGCTCTTCGTCCTACTCTGGACAAACCAAATTCTAAAGCCATCTTTATCTCCACGCCACGGGGTCGCAACAACTGGTTCTCCGAGTTCTTCTACAGAGGGTACTCAGAAAACTTCCCAGAGTGGTGCAGCATACGAGCAACTTATCGTGATAATCCTCGAATGAGTGAGAGCGATATTTCAGAAGCACGTAAGTCAATGTCTGAAGCAGAATTTAAACAGGAGTATGAAGCTGACTTCAATACTTATGAAGGCCAGATCTGGAAGTTTAACTTCGAGACACAGGTGAAAGACCTGTCTGGTTTTGATACTAGTAATATGGACGTCTTTGCGGGGTTGGACGTGGGTTTCAAAGATCCTACAGCACTATGTGTAATTGCTTACGACTGGGACACTGACAAGTTCTACTTGGTAGACGAGTATATGAATAATGAGCGCACAACAGAACAACACGCAATGGAGATACAAAAGTTAATTGACAAGTGGGATATT